TCAACGTCTATTAAAATACCTATCTTTTTTATCTAAAGATTTGAATTCTTCTTCAGTTAGAAGACGTTGAACCGCTATTTTATAATTTTTATTATAAGGATATACCCAACGATCTATTAAATTTCTAACTTTTAAAGCTTCTTGTTTAGTTCTCAAATGAGCGTGCTGAGAATATTCGCCATCTTCTCTAGCTATTAACCAATGTCTTTCATCACAACGAGGTTTAAATTTAATTATTAGATTCATTTTCTTTGGCACGTTTAATCATCGCCACAACTTGTTCTCTAGTACATAATCCTTGAGGATTAGTTCCATCAGTTATTTTATTGTCAATTCCCCATTGCCAATCTTTTTCTGCCCATTTACTAGGTTTATTTTCCATTTTAATAACTCCTTTATCAAATTTTTGTAAATTATATTTCTCAATTAAGTTAATTAATTTATTTGCGTATTCTCTATCAGTTGCATACCCACAAGCTTGAAGTGCTTGAGCTTGTTCTTTGTAATTTGTAGATTTTAAAACTCTTTGATAATTTTGAACCCTCCAAGGTGTGGAAATAAAAAACTTATCGTGGTCTTGAATTGATTCCAACCACGATCCATATTTTCTAAAGTTGGCCGTAATTGTATAGGTTTTTAAAGAATCTTGTTCTTTAGTTTTTTTAGTGTAAATTTCGCCTTTCCATTCTTTAGAATCTTTAATTCCAAAAAGATTTTTTCCATTAATAGCTAAATCAGATTTTCCCCAATTGGACTCCAAAATTGCTTGAGCAATAGTAACACTTGGTAAAACATTAAGTTTTTGACCTTCTATGGAATTTGCGATTTGAGTTATAAAGTCATCATTTCCAAATTCAGAATCCTTGGATAAATCAATTTGCCATTCTATCGGCTTTTGAATATCCTCTTTGAACTGCCACCAAGCTTTCCAATTGTTTTTGCTCATGTGACCAGGACAATTTTTCCTACTTGCGTCATAATGGCGGACAACTCTATCTAGTGGAATGTTAAATTTTCTCATTAAGTTTTTGGTTAACTCTACTGTATTTTTATATGTTTTAGCATAATCAGCATCAGAATTTATACACATTTCAATACTTAATGAATTTGCATTTGTGATTCCATACTTTCCTTTTCCATCTCCAACTGAACCCGCAGATAAAGAATCTCCAACATATTGGACTATAACTTTATCATCTACAAAATAATGAGCACTTGCTCCTCGAGTGTTATTTTCTACGTAATTTCTATGAGCAAGAGCTCCGGCTCCTTTATTAGAATTTCCAGTATCGTGGATAACTAGATATTGAATCAAGTTTCCTTTTCTTGAATACGCATTTCTTTTTATTGGTCTAAATAAAAATTTCATTCTTTATCAATCCTTTTTAAATCTGTAATATCCATTTTGTCAATATCTTCCTTCGTTCTTCTGAAAAATTGACCTAGCCAAGGCGGTAAAGTTCCAGGACTTATCGCATCATAATTTTCAATAAGACTTATTACATAAGTTAAAGTTATTGAGTAAATTAAAAAAACTGCAATTCCTCCATAACCTAATAACCACATATAAGGGCAAACTAAAAACACCAATCCAACTACAGAAAGGTGTTTTAAAATTCCCTTAAGTCCAACTTTACTATCTAAATCTTTAACTACTACCGCTTTAATATATCCCGTAATAATATCTAATATTATCGCAAGTATAAAAATATGATAGTGGGTTACCTTGGCAATCCTGCTATAAGCTTCTATCAATTCATTAATTCCTATTTCCATGATCGTACCTCGTAAAAATCTTCTCCAGTTATCTCTTTAAACTGCTCTATCAATCCACCACCATGCCCCGGGTCTAACATTATTTTCATTTTCTCAACTCCTATTTAAAAAGTCCATGCTGAACCACATAAAAAAAGAAGCCCACAAAGCTTCCTACTGCTAGTCCCATTCCCCAACGTAAAGTTGTAATAAGACTATCCATTTTATCTATTAAATTTTCTATCTTTCCATCTGTCCTACTATTGTGCTGTTCTATTGAGTCAATTCTTTTAGAATGGTCATTTATTCTTATTTCATTCCTGTTAACTCTCTCTAATATATAATCTCTATGCACTTCACATTGTTTTTCATCCATATCTCACCTTTTTTTATTCTGTCATATAAGTACAAGAAAACCCTATTCTATCATAATCACCTATTACATTAATATCACCATCTGCACTAATATCAACACCGGCAGTACCCCTACTAGATGGCATTGCTATAGTAATTCCTCTAATAGGTCTGAATCCCTCTGGGATTTTATCATTAAGTAGAGAATATTTTGTTCCGCCTCTAACAACAAGGTTTACAACTTTCCCATATTTATAACAAACTCCATCATTATCTCTTAATCTTGCTGTTTCAACAGTACCATCAGCACCTATTACTTTCCATTCTCCCCAGCTACTACTATACTTCTTTCTTAGGAATATCTTGTGTTCGTCTTTATCTTCTGATATAGCAATTTGTTGAACATAACTCCCCGCAAAACTTGTAGTGTTTGTTACTATTAAAGCTATATAAGAATTACTCGTTGGAGGTTTATTTGCAGTAGGACTTGAAACATAATAAAAACCAACCTTAGTGATATTATTTAAATCCTTATCTCCCTCTGCCATATTAACAAAGTTAGAAGGCAAAGAATTTATCTTAGTTTTGTCTGCACTTGAAAGCAAACCATCCTTGCTTGTTGTTGCTACACTATAAGTAGTATCATTATCCGGCTTTGTGTCTATTAGTCTTTTTAATTCTTTTCCCTGTTCAGCACTTAAAACATTTGAGTTGCCACCTGTTGTCAAATCATTTACTATATTTATTTTGTTTTGTTTATTATCAATTAACCTTTTAAGTTCTTTACCTTGATTGGCAGATAGTGCTTTTTCTGTATCTGTGCTTGTTAAATTATCAACTACATACGTAATCGTATCAGTATACTTTGGATTTGACGGAATAGCATCAACCTTAGCCTTGTCACTATCTGTATAATCATTAGTGGATAGTCCTTTACCTACAATCTTATCCTCTTTATTATTCCAAGTAGATTTTTCAGTATCAGTCACTACCCTATGTTCTTTATCACTTTCCATTTCAGATAGTTTAGTTTTTATATCAGATTTTTTCGCGTAGTCGGTTAAATCGACTTTAGTATCTCCAATGAGTTCCCATTTTCCATTAATCCACATATATTCAGTATAAAAGTTATTAGTGTCATTTTTATTCTTTAAAAGATAAATAACATCATCTTTACCAGTAGAAGGTAAAGACGCAACAACTTCTTTTTTTAATTTTGTAGAGTTATTAATCATTGATTGGATTTCAGATTCTGTTTTGAAATTTTTATCATTTTCTAAATCTGAAAGCTTTAAAACTACATCTCCCACTTTCTTGTTTACTGAGTTTACCTTATTTTTTTCTGCACCATCTTCAATATTTATCAGCTTGTTTTTTTCTGCATCTGAAATTAATCCTTGACCTTGTACTTTATCAATTTTATTATTATTTAACTCTAAAATATTTTCTTGTAAAGCATCTAAATCATATTCGGTAAAATTTCTAGCAATAATTGTGTCTTTATCCCAGACTGAAGCTTTCCCTTGAAAACCTCTAACACAACCTACTAAAATATTTCCATTAATACTATCATATTTTATTGTTTCAGCATTTCCATCGGTTCCAATAACCACTACATTTGGACCTTCCGGAAATACGCTTCCATCTGCTACTTTTATACTCGTAACACTTGAATCAATTGTTTCAACAAGTAAAGTTGCAGGACTATTAACTTTTCCTTTGTACATTTCTTTCATACTGTATAATCACCTCTCGATTGAACAAAACCTTGTAGCATTAAATCTATAGAAATATAAGCTAAGTCATTAGGAATAATTTCTATTGATTGCCAACTTCCTCGTGATATTCTTTTTTTATTATCTAATAAATATTTAGTAACATCATATTCCCAATTTGTAGAACTAACATAACCTCTTGATTTTCCATTAACTTTTATTTCAAACCTTTTGGGATCTCCAAAAGTATATATTCCAGGGACTATTCTATGTTCATGGTCTGGAATTCTTATTGTGTGTGAGTGGTCATCAATCCTAAAACTATGTGAGTGGTCTGAAATACTAAAACTATGTGAGTGGTCTGAAATACTAAGCTTATGTTCGTGGTGAGTTACTTTATAAATTTCCACATATCCAGTTCCACCAATAACATTGTATCTATAATCTCCAGCCTGTACATCTTCTATACCGTGAGTAGTTCCGTACTCTCCGCCGCCCGAAGAAGTTGAACCATAGTCCCCTCCTCCAGCAGAAGTTGAACCATAGTCCCCTCCTCCAGCAGAAGTGGAATCAACATATCCCCCTCCACCTTCAGTCGCTTTGGAATAAGCTCTAAAAGATTCAAGTTTTACTTTTGCTACAACCTTATTTATAACTCTCATCTCATTTGGAATAAAAAAGTTAATTTCTGCCCCATGTTTTGAATCAGCGTTAACTTGTAAAGATTGAGCATAAAGTTGAGTAGCTCCTTGAGAATAAGTCATTTCTATTCTTTGACGATCGGCTAAATCTGCAATACTTGTAGCAACAGTTCTTGATTTATTAGCAATTGTAATCGTAGTTTTTTTAATATCATCATATTCATAGCGGATTCCAACCACAAAATCATCAAAAGAATCGTCTTCGTCTATTATTCTAATTTTACTCCCAAGACCTAATTTTTCTCTAACATCTATAGCTTGATAATCGACTTCATATTCCATTAAAGGTTCTTGGAATTCATTTAACATCACTTGTGCGGAATCTTTTAAACTTTGAGCATTTTCATAACGTCTATCAATCCACGTTGTTTCAATTATTCCATATTTATCAATAATATTTTGAGGACTTTGTAAATAAGGTATACCATTATTAACATCTTTTATTGTTAATTGATTAATTCCTTCTCCATAACCTAAAGGATAAATTCTTGTAAATAATTGTTTAGGGTCTGAAGTTCTTACTAATCTCAATTGATTTTTCTTTTTTTGAATATAAGCATCGGGTTTTGAATCTTTATTTAATTTAATTAAATTAATAGTCCATGGATAATTTTCAGTTTCAAAAGTCCACATATAATCTTCGGCTAAAGGTTTTGGAACTGAAAATAAGGCGGATGCTAAATTTTCATTTTCCCAACAATATTCGAATTGTCTTGAAAAATCACATCTTCCTAGTTTCCAGTTTTTAATTTTTTGTTTACTTAAAACAAATTCAAGAACTTCTCTGGTATAGGTTCCTAAGTTACCTATAATCACATTTCCAAAAATTACATCATTTAAAAGCGTTGCTAAAACATGTTCACATTCAACACTTAAAACTTCCACTTCTTCAGTTTCTATAACTTTTGGTAAAATCCTGTATAAATTTTCATTGCATTTTACATAATAAAAGGGTTTTAAATATGTTACTTTAGGGTCATTATTAGGGATTTTAAAGTTTAAATAATTAATTGAATTAATTTTTAAATCTTCAATAATACCAAAAGCATTTTCTAAATAAGCAACTCTTTTTAAATTTTTATCAAAAACTTCAAGCATCATAAGAATCGCTCCCTAAAAATAATTTTTCCTTTAATCTTCTTATTATTACTAGAAGAAATTTCAATTGCTTCAATATCTCTTGAAAGATAAATCCAATCTCCTGAAAATTTATCTAAGGCATTTTCTTCATCAATATAGACTGTATATTTATCAGAATCTATTTCAATTCTTTTACCAGACGCATTAACTTTAGTTATCCAATTATTTAAAACACTTGATTTTAAATTAGTTAAAAGTTCCTCAGAATTAACATAATCTTTGATTAAAATATTTTTCCCAAGAGTCGAACCTTTAATATATAAATTTTCAAAAAGATTACAATCAAATGTAGAATTTAAACCAACACTACAAGAGACTTTAAAATCATTATTAACATCAATTTCGAAATTAATATCTTCAGCGAGTTTTATTTTACTTAAAATATTTTCTTGAAAATTACTTTCAAGGTTTATAAAAAATTCTAATTTAGGAATAACTCCCAAATCAGCTTCTAAATCTATATTTTCAGGAATTGATAATGTTAGTTTAATATTATTAGATATTCTTTCATTACAAGTTACAGTTAATAAAGTATTTTTAGAAAAATTTATTGTAGTTTCATATTTTTCATAACAATAAATTGAAATATCAACTTCTTCATTTTGAGAACCTGCAATATTAAAACCGGATAAATTAAAAGGCTTTAAACTATTCATTTAATCACCTCTTAATTCATAGCGAACTTTAAGGCTCCTATATCAGCTTTTGGCATGTAACCTCTTTTAAGTTCTTTTACAATTCCTCTATCATAAATCCATATAGGTTCACCATTTGTTTTATTATCCATAACAGCTGTAAAATTCCAAACTCCCCAATCAGTTGAAGGTCTATTAAAAATTACTTCGTGTGAATTTGAAATAATTGATTGACCAGACGAACTTTCTTCAGGGGATTTAAATTCTATCGCTACCCTTTCATAATTATCTCCAAGAAGTTCAGCTCCTCCTGATTCAGGATTTCCATTAAACAAAGCAAGATGAGGTTTAACTCCTTGGATAGATTCCCCCTTAAAAACGTGAAGTAGTTTTTTCTTATAAGTTTTAGATAATTGACCAGTTGAAAAAACAACAACTTCTTCTGCCATTAAAACAGGCGATTCTCCGCTTCTTATATCTAAATCTTCAACTAATTTTCCATACGCAAGCATGTTCCCACCAAGTTTTGAATCGGAAATTCCAATATAAGTTATTGTTCCGGCATCAGTTGGGGATTGTGGAAAATTAATTTGATTTAAATTCTTAATTTGGATTTGACCATCAGATTCAGAAGCATTATTAAACTTAATAACTTGTCTTTCATAACCTTTATAATTAACCTCAACACCTTTACCTTCTTCTCCTGGATTTGTTATATATAATCCAGCGTAAACTTCATTCGGGGCAGTTAAAGTTATATTTTTCATAATATTTAAAAATGATTTTTCTAAATAATTTGTAGCATACATTTTTTATTTCCTCCTATAAGTTGTATTGATCGTTATATTTTGTAAAACTTCTTCGCTTTCTAAAACAATTTGACAAGGCGCTTTAAAAGTTCCTCGATATTCAATTTTATTTAGACCGTTTTTAATATCTACAAAAGAAGTTTCTCTATAAGCGAAAGGTTCACAAATAAATTCCAAGGTAAAGGTTCTTATATTTGCCTTTGGGAATTCAAAAATTTCTCCGCCTTCATAAATTTCTCCAATATAAAATTTATCGGGCTCATCCCATAGGTATAATTTACCTTTACTTCCTAAAACCATTGAAATCTCTCTAAGTTCAGAACGTTCTAAAGGTTTTAAAATATCGCACTCTATTCTGATGATTCTTTCTTCCCAACATTCAGCTCCATAATCATAACGACCATTTCTTCTTGGGATTTGAATTTTACGTTCTCTTTTTGGTGGTAAAATATAATCAACTTTTACCACCTTCATATTAAATTTTTCAAGAAAATTAATTCCTCTGAATTCAAAAGAATCTCCTAAAAATTTTTTATCCGCCATAACGTCTTCTCTCTCTTTCTATTTGAGCATTTAATTCTCTTCCAAAATCTCTAGCTTGATTTCTATCGTTGAAATTAGCTCCATAAATATTAATCGCAACAGGTTTATAATCATTATTTGATTTTTGATTGTTTGGTAAATTTAAAATATTATCGATTTTAAATTTCAATTGAACATCTTCAAAAGCATCTTCAATTAGATTTTTGCTCATCTTAATTTCATCTTTTATCTTGTCAATTAACTTAAAACTTGAATTATATTTATCAAAATCTAAATTTGATTGATTCAATAATAAGTTTCCATATTTAACTGCATCTTCAATATTTTTTCCAAGATAATTCTTAAGAACATCTTGGCTGGCTCCTCTTTCAATGAGTTTTTTTAATTGAGCTTCTGCCTTATAAATTAAGTTTTTATTCGCATCTTCAATTAAAGGTTCTCCAGATTTAATACCTTCGGCCATACCAGCGGACAAATAAAAACCGACTTCTTTTTTCATAAGCCTAGAAGGTGACCTAATTTGACCAGCTCTTTTTGCTGCGTTAACTGCTTTTTGAACTGCGTTTCTAGCCGCCGCTTGAATAGCTCCAGAACCTGAAGAAATACCTTGAGCAATACCATTAGCTAAGTTTCTGCCAACGCTTACAAATTGACTTTTATAAGAATTTCCAGCATTAACACAATTTTGAAGTATTCTTTTTAAATTATTATCAACTTGACTTTTTGCATTATCAAAACCTCTAGCAAGCTCTTTAATAAGTTCTTGACCTTTAGTTTGGAATTCATTTTTCTTATTTTGAATTGCATTTATAGCATCTTGAATTATTTTTTTAACTGCGTTATCAACTTCAGATTTTGAAGAAGTAACTCCAGAAGCAAGAGATTTTGAAATTTCAGAACCAACATTTTTAGCATCAGAAGATTTAGATTTAATTCCTTTAACAAATTCATCTCCGGCTGTTTGGCCTGATTTACTCATTTCTTTAGAGGCTTCACTTGCACCTTTTACCGCAGACTTTCCTAATTCTTTACCAGAATTTTCCGAATCAGATTTCTTTTCTTTAGTTTTGTCGGCATAAGTTTTTCCTGTTTCAGTACCAACTTTTGAAATATCATTTTTTCCAGTTTCTAAACCTTTTTTTGCAGAAGCGGTTAAAGTTTTTGCTCCGGTTTCTACATTTGATTTGGAACTTTCAATTCCTTTGGCATAATTAGAACCTAAATCTGAACCAGACTTTGAAGCTTCATCTTTTCCTTTAGAAAGTCCAGTATTTACTGAAGTTGTTATTTCTGTTCCAGCCGCTTCAGATTCTCCAGTTTTTCCTTTAATTCCTTCAATAAAACTTCCAATTATTTCTGCACCTTTAGAAACTAAAGCTCCGGCTGCAGATGCAATCCCCGAAATAATTGCATTAATAATCTCAGGACCTTTTTCAAGTAAAGTTGGAATTCCTTCTGATATAAAATTACTTATTGAACTTATTATATTTTTTCCAACTTCAGTTAGGTTTGGCAAATTTTCAGCAATCCCGGTTGCTAAGCTTTTAATGATTTCAAAACCAGCTTTAATTAAAGAGGTAAGTCCTGATAATAAACCTGAAACAATGTTTTTAATAATTGTTCCAGCAGCTTTTGCAATATTTCCCGCTCCTCCAGAAATACCTTGAGAAAGTTTTTCAATTAAATAAAATCCTTTTAAATATAAGGTTTCTGCAAAATCCTTAATAAATTTAGTTCCATTTTCAAGTAAAGTTTTAATTGCATTTCCTATGGCTTGAGGAGCTTTGCTAATTCCTTCTCCTATTTTAGTAATTAAACTTTTTCCAAGACTTGCCCAGTTATATAAAGTAAAGGCATTGACAATTGCCATTATTATTTGAGGTATATTTGCAATTAAAGTTGGTATTGCTTCAATTAATCCTTTTGCTAAAGTTACAAGTATTTGGAAACCAACTTTTATTAGCATTGGAATTTTTCCTATTAAAGCATTTGTAAATTCGTTAATAAGTCTTGGTGCTTGTTCAATGATCGTTGGTAAATTATCAGCTAACCCTTGAGCAAGACCTAATAATAATTGAGCACCTGCTTCTAGTAATTGGGGAACATGTGAAATTATCGTATCTCCAAGTTTAACTACAATATCAATCATAGTTTCTATAATTTGCGGTGCATTTTGACCAATTCCAGTAATTAGATTTTCAATAATTGTTAAACCAATATCTAAAAATTGAACTGCAATATCTCCTAAGCCTTCTAATAAAGTTGTTCCTATTTGAATTGCCGTATCAGCTATTTGTGGAATATTTTGAGAAAGTCCATCTAAAAGATTTTTTAAAATATTTATTCCTAGTTCTAGGAATTTTGGTAATGCTTCAGCTATTTTAGTGTTTAAATCAGAAATAGTTTGACCTAAAACTTCTCCGACGATTTGAGCCTTATCTCCAGAATTTTCTAAGGAATTTGAAAGAGTATCAAATAACGTTGAAGCTTGTTCTGAAGATAATCCCCATTTGTCCATTGCCATTGAAACATAATCCGCTTTGGAATCAAACTGATCCATTTTTAAAACTGCTTCAACAAGATTAATATTAAGACCATCAACGCTAACTCCGGCGGCATCTAAAGAACTTGCCAATTCATCAGCATTAATTCCACGCATCGCAAGGGATAATTTATCGACATAACCAGTTGCTGTTTGAACAGATTCTCTTAAACTCGTATCAAAAGTTTTATAAAATGAAATTGATAATTCTTCTAAGGCGGATTTCATTTTAGTAATATCGCCTTGTAAATTATCATTCATAACATTAGCCATCTCTTCAGCTGCACCTTTAGAATTTTCAATTTCGGCTGCTAATTGGTCCCAAGTGCTTCCTTCTAAAGAAGATTTTAAACCTTCATAAAGAATTCCAGCTTGCTCAGCTGTTAAACCAAAGGATTCCATAACATGATTTACGAAATCTTGCTTATCAGAAAATTGGTCAAATTCTTTTCCAAGGGCTGCAATATTTTCTTTAAATTCTTCTCCAGGACCACCTGCTGCCTCTAAGGCTGTTGATATATCATCAATACTAACTGCATTTGCAGCTAATAAACCAGAAACCGCTGCTAAATCTTGCTTATTAAAAACAGTATTTAACCATTCTTTTTTCTCTTGAGTTGTCATATTAGCCATTTCAAGGTTAATATCTTTAAATACATCTTGAAGAGGCCTCATGTTTCCTTCTGCATCATAAGCAGTAATTCCAAGAGCTGCCATAGCTTTTCCAGCCTTATCAGTTGGGGCTGTCAAACTCATAATTACGTTTCTAAGTTTAGTACCGCCTTCAGCTCCTTTAATACCGTTATTTGCAAGAACTCCAAGAGCTGTATTTAATTCAACAGTTCCTCCTGCTAAATCTTTAGCTGTACCGCCAACAGTAAGAATTGCTTCTCCCAGTTGACCAACAGAAGTATTTGATTTTTGAGAAGTCTTTGCCATTTGGTCTATAAAAGAATCAGCATCTTTTATTTCAAGACCTAAAGCAGACATCGCATCGGTCACAATATCCGTTGCGTAACCAAGTTCAAGACCTCCGGCTGCTGCTAAGTTTAAGGTTTTTGGAAGAAGTTTTACCGCATCATCGGCTCCATAACCAGCGAGGGCAATATAATTTAAAGCTTCTGAAGCTTGAGTTGCCGAGAACTGAGTAGTTGCACCCATTTCTCTTGCTGCAGATTCAAGCTTTTTAAATTCTTTAGAACCGCCTTGAATTTCTGCTTTTGTCATTCCCATAGTTGCTGCCACTTGACTCATTCCGGCTTCAAATTCAGAACCAACTTTTGCAGCACCTGCAGCGGCTGCGCCTAAAGCAGCTGTAACAGCAGTAATTGCACCCATTGCAAGTTTTGCTCCTTTACCTACAATTCCTTTAAGTTTTCCAAGACCTTGTTTAAACCCCGAATCATCAATTTTGGTATCAAATACTAATTTTCCATCACTTGCCATTAATTCACCTCCTCATAACAAAAAAATAAGTTTAGGATTTTTCCTAAACTTATCAGTAATTTTTATTTAATTTTTCCATCATATCCGCAATCATTACAAATTAAATGCTTTTCAATTTTATTAGTGGTTTTATACGTTTTGCCTTTTAATAATTGAATTATCAATCTTGGAAAAAACATTCCAATCCACCAAAAAATATCTATCATCCATAAACAGCTTATCCAGTAAAACCAGTTTCTTTTTCTTTTTAAGTGAATAGTATTTACTACCTCAATTCGAGTGTTATCGCTTCCGCATTTTGGGCAATTCAAAATAAAATCATCTCCTTTATGTATAGATTAATAATATCATAAATCACCCAAAAAGTGCATTGGCAAAATCAGCTTCCTTTTCTTCTAATGTTCGTTTATCTTCTAAAGCATAAATTTTCTTCATTTCTTTATAGAATTTCTTTTGAGAATCCGTCATATTTTGATTGATTTCAATTGCTCTATAACCAACAACTTTTCTAAATTGGCAAGTATCAGGTAAAGCATCAAATAAAGCTCTAAATTTCCACCAGTGAATTTTATCTTCAACTAGGTCAATATTATAAACCTCTTTAAAAGCTGCAAAAATTAATCCAGCATCTTCCTCATAAGAAAACACTGGATTTTCTCTTTTTTTCTTCTTTGTTTTACGAGGTGTTTCTCCACATAAATAGAAATTAAAGATTTGAGTTATCGCTTCTTCATAATTTTCTACGTATTGGTTTTCTAAATATAATTTAACTGCTAAGGTAAGTTTCTCTGAATCAGAAATTGTAGTGTCATTCATAAGTTCTTCAAATAGAAGTCCATATCTAAAATCATAGTTAATGTTATACTTTAAAGAATCTATATATATTTCTTTAGGGGCTCCATCAATCAGCAAGTTCATTTTTACGATTTACCGAATAAATTCTTTCAAGTTTGTTAGACCTAAACTCAGTTATCTCTTCAGTAATATAAGCGAGTAGGTCAAGTAAATCTAACAAATTAACTTTTCTATCTTTAAATATTTCTTCTGTAGCTCCATTTCCAAGAATTGTGTCAATTGCATCTTGAATCATCATAAGCATTGTTTCCACAGTTTTTTCACTGTTTCCCTTATCTCCGATTTCCATTGCATCTTTCGCAATTGTTAGAAGTTTTTCGGATTGTTCAAAATTCGAAATATCAATATTATAAACCTTATCTTCAATATCAAGTTTTAACGTATTATCTCTAAACTTAAATTTAGCCATTTAATTATTCACCTCATTTTTTTGTTTCAGGTTAATTTATAAATTACTCTGCTTTCTTAAAATCCGCAGTCATGAATTTATCAGTAGAAGTTGCTGTTCCTTTTTCAGTATTTGAGTTAACTCTAAAAGTACCTTCATAAGTGTAAGCATCTAATGAACCACCTTCAGTATTTGGAATAACTGAATATTTTCTTGTTCTAGCTTGGAATTCACCTTCAGCAGAACCTTTTTTAGTAAAATCTACAACCATAATTTCTACAACTGCATCAGTACCAACAACTTCGTTATCGATCATTTCAGTAAGTTTATCATGAACTGGATTTCCAACAAATTGGTCAAACGCAAATTCAATAGATGCAGAAATACCAACAACATCAGTAGTTTCAAAAAGTTCGTCTACATATTGTCTTGTGTATTCTTTAGGGTTTTTGGAAGTACTCATTCCAGTAAAACCTTGCATTCTTTCAAACTTATCTTTAACCTTCATAAAAGCGACTTTGTCGGCTCTTTGAACTAATTTCTTTTCACTCATTCTTATTAATCCTCCTTATAAATAAGTTTTAATTGTATTTGATATTTTGCCTTATCAGCTTCAGCATCTAACAAAAATCCATTAGTTAAAATCTCAATTTTAATTGAACCTTTAACTTCAGGTAAAATATAATTCTCGTTATTATCTTCAATCCATTTTTGAAAATCTTCAAAAAAGTTTGAATTTTCTAATTGCTGTAAAATTTCAGCAGAATAATAATTAATAGTAGTAAAGGTAAAACCAAATTGTTTTATTTTTCCTCCATCTACATATTCTTTATATATAGGATTTATAGGCTCAGAATAAATTGCATATTCAATAGCCTCATTTCCAATATAATCAATATTTATTCTAGCTTCCTCATCTAATAAAGGGCATTTATCAAAATATTTTCTAATAGCTTCAATTTTTTTCATTTTTAACTCCAAGTATCTTTGCAGCTCCCGCTAAAATATCTTTTTTATGATTTTCTTTCATTCTCTCAAACCATTTATTTCCCCTTCTAGGGCCTTCCTTAAAATTAGCATGCTCATAATACCATCTTTTAGCATAAGGGGTTTGCTGGACGATTTTACCTCCTCCAGATTGAATATTAGGTGCAGATTTTAGAGTTCCTTTATCAAATGGCGTGTATGGGTCCATCAACCTCATACATTCCGAATCAATAAATCTTTGAGCCGGTGTAAAATCTCTTTTAGCATCAAGAATAAAATCTTTAAAAAATATCATTTTCCACCTACTTCAAAATGTTTCATATTTTCAGAACCATAATCTCTAACATCAACAGTAGTAATTAATCTAACATAATCATAATTTTTCTCTAAATCCTTAATAGTTGTAAATTCATCTTCAATAAGACCTTTAACAATCACATCTTCAGATTTTAAAGTAAAACCTTCTTTAGATTTTTTAAATTCAATTGGTGTTTTATAATCTCCGCAAGAATAAAATGGAATATAAATTTTAGATTTATCAGCAGAAGTAAGTCCAGATTTTAAAATATTAAATCCTTCAGAATCTTCCCAATGAACATTTTTTATATAAGATTTTTTATATTTAGTTTCTCTGTTTTCAATATATTTATTATAAATAGTAACATCACAATTAGTTAGCATTTATAACACCTCTATACATCAAACCAGTATGGCCAAAATAAACCTTAATAATCTTATAAATTTTACTTTCATTTCTTCTTTCAAGACTTGCGATTTTATCAATATCTAGAGTTAAATATTCAACCTTTTGTGAACCAATAGATTCGGATTTTTTACCATCCGAATCAAACTTGGCCATTTTATCCTTTAAATTCTCATCTAAACTCATTAATTGAGCTATACATTCATCTACAAGAGATTTCATATTCTCATCAGAATAATCAATTCTGTTAAATGTGTAATAGTCAATTAATCTCTTGTAAAATTCTCTCATAATCAGCCTCTTGTAATAATTCTTGCAATTGGAATTGCTTTGTGGTTTATAGTTTCTCCATCATTAGATGCAACTAAAGTCCAGTTTGTTCCATTCTTAAGCTCATCATCAGTAGGGGATAGAGAAGTCATTTTCTTATTTGTGAAAGAAATTCCATAAGGGGCAAAACAATTTCTTTGTCTTGAATATAGAGTATCTTGACCACCATTAACTTTTGGATTTCTATCCATTTCAAATGGAACCTTAACTCCTGCATTAGTTAACTCAAAAGCGCCTTTACCTAATACATAAGTTGTATAAGCTGTGTAGTTTCCACCTGCATCAGTAACTTCTGTAACTGGCATAGAATCATCAATTAAGATAGTTCTACCATTTACAGTTCCCATTTGAAGGTTTCTAGTAACTCCATTCGCATCAGTATATTTTAGATATTCTAAAAGTTGAAGATTTTCAAGATTAGTTGCAACTTGTGAGTGCATAATAGCAAGAGAAAATGATTGTTTATTTTCTCCAACTGCCTTTTGAAGTGCATTATTTAAAGTAGTAACTCCAAAAGCATTTTCTTCTTTTTCTTTAGTAATATCTAAAGTATGAGCTTCAACAAATTTTTTGTTTTCAGTTCCAGTCATGGCAAAAATACCATCAAGAATTGCAAGAAGTGTGTCTTGGTCTATATCGTCCCAATAACCGGCAACTTGTCTTGCTACATTATCCATGAAGTTAACTCCACCTGTAATATCATAAGAAAAATCTTTTTCAGTCCAAGCGTTTGCACGACCTACAACAACTCTTGTGTGAGAGAATGTTTTTGTAGAATTATCTTCAATATCAGTATTACCATCATAATTTACTGGTTTTCCACCAATTAATCCAAGCATTGGTGTAGTTACAATATTTCCTCCAGTTTGTTCAGATAACATGGATTTAATTCTGTCATTAACTACAATAGCTCCAGATTTTAAAAGTTCGTTTCTCTTTAGTTTTGGAATCGTTTCCACGTATTTTCCAAAAACTTCCGCATTAAAATATTTTGAATCAAAAATAGCTGGCATATTATTCCTCCTTAAATTTTAGCACTTGGATTCTTTTCTAAATATTCCACCATTTGTGAATAAGTCATATCCTTAACATTAGGTTCATTTACAGAACCGGCTCCACCAACAGAACTTCCTTCGACTTCAAATAAATATGAATCGGATTCTTTCATTGACTTAATTTGATTTTCTAAATCTGAATCAAAATTTTTGGAATTCTTTAGAGCTTCTATATCCAATAGTGCTTTAGCCGCTTTAGGATTCTTAACTTTAGATTTCATTAGAGAATTTTCAATAGAATGGTTAAGTTTTAAATCAGAAATTTCATTTTTATATTTTTCAACTTCTGCTTTAACATTTTCATAATCTCCAAGTTCAGAAATTTTATTATTTGCAACCTCAAGTTCAGATTTTAAGTTGTCTCTTTCTGACTTAATAGAATTAATATCTTGACCATTTAACTTGAAAACTCCTTGAATTTGTTCTTCAGTTAATCCTAATTCCAATAGTTCTTCTTTTTTCATAATTTCCTCCTCAGGTCAATTTTAAGTATCACCAATACTAATAGAGTTATGTAGGTTTTAGGTCCTACAACCAAAATGGCGGGAATAACAGGATTTGAACCTGTGTCAAATCGGTTAACAGCCGATTGCTCTACCTAACTGAGCTATATTCCCACACAAAAAAGACCTTTTAAAGTCTTGTCTAGGACTAAAACAAAAGAGATTTTAAACAGTTTTACGACTTATTCAGGTCAATAATTATATCCGGCTTCTTGTTTTAATTTATCATATTGTTTTTTAATTTGTTCATCTTCTAAATATTTTTCAGCATAATAATTACAACCAATTTTATCAGTAGTTTCAATTATTTTTTTAGTTAACTCAACTTTTTCTTTTGAAATATTCGTATTCCCACCATAAGGGAACCACTTCATAAAAGAATCTAATAAAATTTCAATAACTAATGTTTTATTTTTTAAATCTACTAAAGCACATCTTCCATCTTCTAATGTACATAAGATCTGATCGTCATAATCAATTATTGCTTCTTTAAATTTCAACAATGTTTTCACCTTCAATTTTAAATAATTTAATTCCTAAATCTTTTAGTTTTTCAAGATTATTAGGTATAGTATCAGTAAAGCATATTTCTGATACATCACTTAACTTTAAATCTCCATGATATTGAGTTTCTATATATCTAACATGAAATTTTTCTATTAATTGTTCAACAGTATTAATTTCACCATCATGCTTTACATAATAATTAAATTCTTGTAAACGAATTTTTGACATACAACTTACATTTATATCATTAACACTTGAACTAATAATTCTTTTATTAACTGCTTCTCCTAAACTATTATCAATAGTAAATGTTACTCTGTCTCGTATATTCTTATTAAATCGAACTATAACATCTCCATATTGATTAACACCTGAATAATATTTATTGTTAAATTGATAATCTTTTACAAAATTGTTATTCCCTAAATAACCATATTTTTCCCTTTCGGAAGCTTTGAGCCTTTTATTTCCTGTACCGAATAATTGTTTTGTGGCTTCTTTTCTATATTTATTACTTATTGTCCCACCACTCGTACCAGTCTCAAATTGATTTAAAAATCTTTCCGATTCTAATAATGAATCAAAATTTTTACTTTTAAATCGCATTGAAAATTCACTTTTATCAACGAGGTTGTTTAATATATTCACAATGGCGTCTTCACCTTCTTTGGAAATTTGACCTTTAATATTTTTTTCATAATAATTTTTAGAGTATTCTTCAAAATCTTCTAAGGTTCTAGGTTTATTATAACATGTTCCGTTATTTTTTATAACCTTTTGGAATTTTTTTTGTTCTTGTTTAACAATTTGTTCTCTAACTTTTTCAGTAGTTTCTGCTTCTTTATCCCCAATAGCATTAAATAATTTAGCTTTTCTTTCATGTTTTCTTGCTGTCTTTTCTAAATTTCTAATTCTTTGGTAAGCAGAATGTTCATCATAGGTTTTTCCTTTATACTTAAAATCTTCTAGAGTTTCATCGTCCCAGAATCTTTTACTTTTTCCGGGAAAATAAGGGTACCAATTATGGCGACAATTTACTCCCATAAATCCTTCAGCAGAACCATAACCAATATCATTTAAAGTTAGATAGCCATCTTGACCTGATAAAGAAACGATTTGACCTTGCCATTCTTGATGAGTTGGCCTTGCTCCAGCATGTGCTGTAATTTCCATTAAATCTTGATTCATTTCTTCAGCATTTTTCAATGAAATTTCAGCAGATAAACGGTTCACACTAGAAACTAAATTCATTTTTACAGCAGCTTCTACAGAAAAATTTCTTCCAGATGAATATTCTATATATTCAAGACCTTTATCTCCAATATCTTTGACAACTTGCCTCATAACTTCACTTCTTGAGTAAGTTCCTGAAGTTATATCAATAACTGCTTGATTTAAAGTTTCCTTATACCATTTTTCAAGAGGTTTTCCAGCAAGACCTACAGTTCCAGTTAAATTATTTAAATCTTCTACTGATGATTTACTCATAACATCAATCATTTTTAAAACCGCAGGATTTTCTTTTAATTTTTTACCGCCGATTGCATAATATTTTGCATCTTCAGCATAAGATTTTAAACCGGCTTTATTAACTAAACTCCCTAATTTATGAGCTGTTATATATAAATCTTTACTTAATTCTTTCTTAATATCTTTTAAATCATATCCAAGATTTAATAAAGACTGAATCCTAACTTCAGAAGTAGTTTCTGCAATTGTACAAGACGCGTTTATACGCTTTACAATATCTTTTAAAGTTTTATCTTCTAAATTCCTATAATATCCTTGAATATTATCAGGAAGTTTTTTCATGTACTTCGGTGTTAACATTATATATCACCACATAAGATGCAACAGAATTTAACCATATTTTTGCATAATCATCTTTATTTTTAATAATTAAAAAATTATTTGAAATTTTAATCTCATTTTCTACTGGATAATCATAAACTCTTCCCGATTTAAAAATAACTTTTAAAAATTTCATTCTTCACCTCTAACTTTTGTAAGTTTTATGATGCTTAAATCACTTATTTTTCTATTTCTATAATTGAAATGTAATTAATATTACATGGGTAAATAACATATGAAGTCTCATCCTCCATGGTAATTTCAATTATTTCTTTTTCTTTAAAACACCTAATAATTTCATTCAATTGCTCTTCGGTATCTACAATAAGTTGTAAAGTATTATCATCTGCAAATTCTAAATTCACTAATTTCATTCTTCCTCAGTCTCCTCTTCATCTTCTATAACTTCAGGCATCATTTTTTGAGCTTCTTTTTCTGTAACTCCATATCTCCACATTAGATATTCTTCAGGTTTAATTAATCCAGCTGAAACTTCTTGAAGTCTTATCTTTTGTTCAGATTCTGCATCTACTACTAACGAATCATCAAAAGAAAAACTAGCTTCATAATTAGTATTCAGATAAAAATTAATTACATTTATTAAGTTTTCTAAAGTTTTTTGAAGTTCTTTTTGAATATCCACAACAGTAGAATAACTTCTTTGTTTTGAAGCTTTAATTTCAGTAGCGGATTTTTCAACTTGGTCAACTTCTGAAATAGTTCCATAAGCAAGACCTACAGTAAATTCAATTCTTCTAAGTATCTTATTTAAACCATTAAATAAAGAAGAATCTCTAATATCCGGACTAAAAACTTCATAAAAACCATCTTTTTGGTCTAAACCTAAATTTCTAAATAATCTTTCTTTACCATGAGGAAGCTCTCCATTTTGTTTAACGACAGTAATATCAGCATCTATTGCAATTTCTGTTCCTTTAAATTCCCATAAAATTCTTTGATATTGTTCATCTGCATCTTGAATTAAGGATAAAGCTCTAGAAAAACAAGAAACGCCTTCAAAAGAGTGTAGATCTAAATTATTAGCTGTAGGGTTTTTAAAATATGAAAATAATGGAAAATCTACTTTAATAACTCCAGCTTCTTTTATATTTTTCCAATCATTAACTTCTTTTAATGAAATTTTCTTTCCTAAGGAATAATAATTATCCGATTCGTAACAAGTATTAGTTATCTTCCAATAATCATTAATTTGCTCGTGTTCTTCAAGTCTTGTAAAATATCTTTTATTTTTATAAATCCTATCTATAAAAACAACATGATTAATTTCTCCAAACACAGAAAAACCTAATATTAAATACATATCAGGCGTTAAGTAATTCATAGCTAATTTATCATTTAATTTATAAGGTTTTAAAATTAAACCACCTAAAGCTAAACCATATTCGACAAATTTTCTTGCATTTTCAATAACTTCTTGATAAATTTCTAAATCCAATTCAGATTCAAATTCGATCGTTGTAAGTCTAGCAAGCTCTGACGAAATACTTGCACATAAATTTAAACTTTCAAGATTTTCTCCACCAAGCCAAGGACTTTCTCCTCTATAACAATCTAGCCATAAATCATAATTATTTTCTATTCTATTAATTCCATACATAGACCTTATTTCATCTTGAATCATTTTTATCACCCCCAGCTAAAAGCTTTTATATATTTTTCAAAAGAATACTCAAAGGCATCTAAACTATCAATATCAGAAGTTCCATCATCAAGTCTTTCTAAATCTAACTTATCAGGATTCCAAACTGCCATAGTTAAAGCTTCTTGTAAACTTTCAGTATCTTCCAAATAAAAAAATCGCCTTTCAGCGATCAATCTATTAACTATTCTTATTCTATCTACAATTTCATTTTTAATTGAATTTCTAACTTTTATATTTATATTGTTTTCTAACAAAGCATTTTGTAAGGTTTTTATTAAAACTTGTTCCGCAGAGTCTGCATAAATAGCAGTTATAGATCCAAATTTTCTTTGAATTTCCAAAACAAAATTTAAAAAAGCATTTACTAAAGAATTAATATCTTCAGGCTCAACTCGAACACTTTTAAGAACTACTAAATCCTTATAATGATGAGTTATTCCAGTAGCAACAAAAGCATGCTTTGATTTATTTCCTCCAAAGTCAACTCCAATATTTATTGTCATGTAATTCATACCATTACATGAAAATTCATTAATATTATCAGCAAATTGTCTATAAATTAAACCTTCTGCAACACTTCTTAAACCTAAAATATCTCTTCTATACCAAACACTATTCTTATCATATTGTGCTTTTATCTCATTTCTTCTTTGTTCTGAAATGTTTATATTATCATCAATAGTAAAGTGTTCATAATTTACTTTTAATAAATCATTTCCAATATACTTATCAATATAATCAGTATAAATCCAATGTTTAGGGTGTGACGGGTTTAAATCCCAAAAGAATTTTCTTGTTTTTGCTGCTGCTGTTCTATTAAAAGCTTCTTTAATAGTGTCATTATGATGAAGGTTTATTTCCGTTGCAATCCACATTCCATAGGAATTACCTCTTATCTTTTTAAATGAATCCGCTTTAGCACCACCAGCAAAAATAATAATTCTTTCTTTATTTCCAGTATAAATACCTTTGATAATTAAGGCCTCATTATCTTTATATTTAGACCATTTACATTGACCTCTAAAAATATATTCAAGACCAAAACCATTAGCATCTCCAATATTTAATTTAGCATTTGCAACAGTAGAACCAGTCGCAAGATGAATCCTATCTTCTGACAACATCAAATCATGGGCAAAAGCGAAAATATTATCAACTGTTTTACCAGCACGAACTGCACCTTCTGCTATATTATAGGTACTATCTAAGCAAGACCTTATATAATCAATATGTTTTTCTGAGAAATTAAAATTAATTGTCTTCTTTTTTACCATAAATAGCCTCTTGAATTCCAGATAAATCTTCAATTTCCTGATTAATTCCCTTTAAAGTATCAATTTCAACCTTTAATTTCTCAACTTTTAGGATTTGTTCTTCTGTAGTAATATGTTTATTAATAAGTTCTTCATATTTACTAATCATATTAGTCAAATTTGTCATAGCTCTTGCTTGAGAATTTAAAAATCTCTCTTGACGGTCCCAAGCAAACTGAATTTCAAATTCTTCTTGTGTCATTCCATTAGGAAGCTCTTTAAAAGATTTTAATTCTTTAACCAAATCTTTTTTAGATTTAACTTCCATAATTGTTTGAGCTCTTAAAATTGCTGCATATTGAATTTTAATGTTATCCCATAGAATCATCTCAGAATTTAAATCTTCGATTCCATTAACAATTTCCATGGTTTCATCAGGTAAATATTTAGCAAATAATCCGTTTCTTTCTCCATTTTTTCCAGCATTATATTTTTTAGGACCAGTAGAACAACCTCCGTGCCATTTACATCTTCCACTTCCAAGGTGATCTGTTCCATATCCAGCTGGTAATTTACAAGTCCCTTCCTTGTTTGTCTTTTTAGCTCCACAAACATTGGGTTTGAGCTGTTTAGACACCATTTTTCACCTCTTTTTTGTAATCTTTTGATTACTAATCAATCATTTAATTGCACAATAAAAAAAAGACTTCCCCTAGAAAGCCTTTTATACTAATACTATTATACTATGTTTTTAAAGGAATTAACACCCCTTTGATGAAGGACTTGAGCCCATTTATACGTTATTTTCATACTTTTAGCAACTTCTGTAAGTTTCATTCCCAAAACATATCTTCTATAAATCAAAACAATTTCATTTTTATTTTTCATTTTTATAATTTTCTTAATGATTTTTCGTTTTAATTTCGCAAATTCCACGCTTTTGTTTAAATATTCGTTCTTCATTTCAATAAGTTCTAAAATTAAATCTTCATTGTTAACCAATTTTGAAGTTTGGACAACAATAGGATTTAATTCCTTATTTATTTTTGTGATTAAAGTTTCCAATTTCACAATCTCCTCCTGTAAAATTTTCATCTTTTCTTTAAAAACTAAAATCTCATTTAATTCATCCATAATGGCCTCTAAACTCACTTTCCTTTTTACTCATTGATTTATATTAGCAAAAATTAAAAATCAATTCTGGGTATATTCTGGTCATTCTAAATAACGTTCAATGTAATTTCACACCTTAAAAATCATAAAAAACTCAAAAAAGATTGTTAATTTTTTAACACTTCCTATATAGTTACAGGTTACTCTTTCTCTATATACTATATATTTATTTATTTATTTTATTTTTTGTACCATTTTCTAAAATGTTCTAAGTATGCAGAAAAACAGTAAAAGAGTAACCTTTTTCCCTTAAAGTATTGGAATCTACACATCTATTGAGGTTACTCTTTTCAAAAAAGCATCAAAAAAGGGTAACCGACCAATTGTCAACAAACATTGGAATTCCAATACCTAGAGTGGGTTACTCTTTTGTTTTTAAAAGAGTAACCAAAGAGTAACCTTTTTATCTAAATGTATCCAAATGAATTGTATTTATTTTATACAATATTTTATTGTATTATCACACAAACATAAAAGGTTACTCTTTCACAAAATCTTCACAAAAAAGGTTACCCTTTTTTCTTTATCTAAATATAACTAAATGTATCTAAACATTTACCAAATCATGCTTAGGTTTAACTATATTTATCTAAACACTCAAAGTTACCCTTTTGTATATCTATGTTTAATTAAATATAACTATTTATTAAAAGAGTAACCTTTTTTCTTTATCTAAATTTATCTAATTTTAACCATTTGTTAGTTTATCTAAATATATCTAAATTTAACTATTTGTAAAAAATCATTTTATTTTTTTGTAATTATTTATATCCATTTGAAAATAATTTTTTATCAATCTTCACAAAACCATCACAATCCCGTGCTCCCGAAGGCTCCAGTTCCCCTAGAATTATCCAAATTTTCAGTAAATTCAGCTAAAACTACAGGTAAAATTACCACTTGGCCGATCTTTTTGTTCTTATTAATCATAATTTTTTCATCGCTTTGGTTATGCAAAATCACATGAACTTCTCCTCTATAGCCTGAATCTATTGGTGAAAGTTCTGAAACTAATCCCCTGCTAGATAAACCAGACTTCGGACAAATAAAACCAACATAACCATCAGGAATTTCAAGACCAATTCCAAGAGGGACTTTTAAAGTCTCTCCTGGATTAATAACATAATTATCTAAACTAAAAACATCAGCTCCAGCATCATTATAATGAGCTCTATCAGGTTTAATCCCACCAAAATTTAATAACTTAATCTTCATATTCCACCTCTAAATTTTCAATCCAGCAATAATCATCGTAATTTAATTCATTTTTTAGATTTTCTTTAAAATCTTCAATTCCTCGTTTTATAAAATCATCTTTATTTTCTTTATATTCTCTAAGTTCTTCCTCAGAAGCCTCTTCCATTTGTTTATTTAAATCATGCACAAAATCAAATTTAACTTTCAGTTTCATCTTCTACCTCCACATAATGTTTATCAATTTGTTCCATAATTACATTTAAACCGTATTTAATATCTTTTGCAGTTTCTAAGGGGTCATCACAATCCTTATTAGCTAAATCTACAACGCTATACATAACTTCTTGTAAAATTAAATATATATCTCCTTTATTAAGGATTTTCTTTCTCGTGCGTTTCATCTTCTACCTCTATTCTTAAAAACTTAATTCCATTTCTCGTTCCATCTTGATTATTATATATATTGCAATATACTGCATTAGGGGTCATTCCATACATTCTTGCGAGTTCTGCTGCAGTATCTGAAACACATAAAGGAAGTTCAAATTCGTCAGTCGTTACTCCTAGGTAAAGAATCATTTTTTCAATAATTCCTCAATACAATAATCATTAATAATTGGAATACAATCATCTAAATTTGTTAAAGCTGCTGTATCTCCAGTATGAAACCAAATAAAGGCTTCATGATTTCTAATCTTTTTTATTTTTCCAATCATATTTTTATAAATAATAAGTTGTCCTTCTTTAAAATTCGTATTTTTTACCACAAGACATCTTCCCTTCTTTACAAGGTCCGAAGTGACAAAATGGACCTACTCCATATTGAAATAATTCATATTTACTTAATTCTTTATAAATAAGTTCCATAACATATTGCATCTCTCTAGTATTTCTTGAACAAATTCTTTGATTTATAATATGCTTCCACTCAAAAGGCATTGCGCTAATAATTAAAATATTTCTTAAAGCTTGCGGTGCTAAATAACCAGCATCATCATTATTTGTTCCATTTTTGATTAATTCTTCGTAATTCTTCATTGATTGCTCACAAGATTTTAAATAAGCATCTTTATTAGAAATACCTTCTGGAACTACAAAATCATAATTTCCTGAATAATCAGAATATTGTAAACTTGCGCTCATAAACTTTACTTCGTTTTGGTGTCTAGTAATTTGAGCTAAAAATCTTCTTGAAGCTCCAAAAACTATCACATCAATAGTTCCAAATTTTTGTAAAGTCGGATGAGGTACATCACAAAAAGGTTTTAATGATTTATAGGGTTTATTATACAAATCTATACAATCATCTAAACTTTTAAGCTTTTGACCTCTTTGAGTTAATCTAGCAGTAAAAGCCACCATTTTTTCAATATGGGGGATCGCTTCTGGATTTAAAATTTTCACGCTAATATTTTCCATACTTCCTCCTCATTTTTTTGCTATAGGGATATTATATTTTCCAGCAAGTTTTAAATAATCATCTTTTATTAAATTTATGTTATCTTTAATAACCTTTTCTTCAAAATTTTTTAGATTAAAATCATAGTTATTAATAATTAATATTTTAATATCTAGTTCTTTTGCTTTTTCTAATAAATATTGAAACTCATATTCTTTTAATTTTTGAGGTCTATTAAAGATCTTTGGATAAATCATTTCAGATAAAAAACTTCTATCATATATAACATTATCTTTTCTAAGGGATTGATAATAAAAATTTAAATCTCTAGGGTCTTTATTTGTAAAATGAACTAAACTTAAATTAAATTTATCAGCAACTTTTTTAGTTATAGTTGATTTACCAACGCCATCAGCGCCTTCAATTATTATTCTCATATTCATCCTCCTGTTAATTAAACCATTTAATAATTGGATCTTCATAAAATCCTTTTTCCCAAACAAACCAACCATAAGCAATAGCGCTTCCTTTTTCCTTTGAAAAATCTCCATTTTTTGCTGCTACTAACCTACTTGAGCTAACATACAATTTTTTTAAAGGATATTTTTTAAATAATTCTCTTCTTCCTTTAGTTTCTAAAAATTGTAATTTTAAAAATTGAATTAATTTACATTCAGGTCTTAACAAGTTTAAAACATATTCTGTAAATTCATTTGTATGTTTATAAGGTGGATTTGTAACAATATCAAAATCAGTATCAAGAACTAATTTATCTCTACAATATAAATTATTATCTTTTAATTTATATTCTTTAATATCAGATCTAAATCCAAAGCCTCTATCGATTAAATCACTTGATATAACGTGGTGACCGTGATTTAATAAAACTTTTGAAATGTGACCTTCTCCACAAAAAGGTTCTAATACTATAGGTCTTATCTCTTCTAACTCTAAAAGCATTTCAACGGCTTTCGGATCTGTCGCATAATAATCATGTTTAGCTCTTTCTCTATTAGAAACTCCTAAAGTAGTGAAAACCTCATTATTCATATTCAACCTCCTTTTGTAAATACTCAAGCCAATATTCTCTAGAATATTGAGTGTTCTCTACTAAAAAATCTAATAGAGAATTAATATTTTGTGTTATCTTTTGAAAGTTGTTCACGTTTTTCAATCTCCTGTAAAGTCATCATAGAATAATTTGCTAAATCAATTAAAGTGTCCTTAATAGAATCTATATTATTAGTTTTAACTAAGGCTTTTAATCTATTTGACTTATGAAGAATTTGAGTAATTGCACTGATAGGACCTAACTCGTTATAAAGTTCTGTAAAACTGTTTCCATATTGTTTGTTTTTTTCTTCGTAAATTTTTACTAATTTTTCAGCGATTTCTTTCAACTATTTTCACTCCTGTTTCTTCATTTATTGTTTTTATAATATCGTTTAAATCTAAATAGCCTTCAGATATAGAATTATATAATTCAATATAAGCAACTATGAATTTATCAATTCTTTTTTCACCAAAACCAAATTCATCTCGAAGGACCATAATTGGAACCGCCATTGATAATTGACTAGCTCTTTCTATGGTTTCTTTCCTTCCTTTTTCATAGCCTTTTTGGATATAATTTTCTATATCTTTAAAAGTTACGTTATACATCGGCGTTTTCTTCGTCATATTCAGTTCCTTCTATTAATTCATAAATATCTACATCTAAGCCTTTACAAATTTGTAAAGCTGTTCTAAGACTAATATTTTTCGCTTCTTTTCCAGTCATGATGGCCGACAATCTCGGTTGGTCTAAATCTATTTTTTCGAGCAGTCTAGCTTGAATTAGATTTTTTTCTTTCATTAATTTTGTTATTTTTAAATATAGTTTCATTTTCTTATAAACGTTTTAAAAACCTTTCCTCCTATCTTTTTGTTAACAATATCTAAATCTAAATTAGTTTTTATATATTGACTAAGTTTTGTATGGCCTACTGGATTATTTCCATTCATAAGACAAAATTCTTTATAAGCTTTATAAACATCTTTTGTAGATTTATTTTCAGGATTTACTTCTTCTAAAAATTCAATCATAGGGTTATTGATAATTTCATATTCTCTAAGTTCTTTTTCAATTTTTTCTGAAATAGTAAAACCATTAGTTAAAACTCTCTGTAAACCTTCTAAACCTAATTTAATTAAATATTCAATGCTAGATTCTTTTCTCAGTTTATATTTAATAAAAGGATCAAAATCAGGGTCTGACTTTGAAAATCTCGCATTAAAAGGAATTATAATTAACCTATTCATTATGGCCGACGAATCTTGGCCTGAACCAATTCTTGGAATATTATTTGCAGAGAAAATTAATTTAGAATAATTGTTAAAATCAAAAGGGTCTTGGCCTTTTCTTTCAACGTTTAACCTATCTCCTGAAACTAATTTTTTAAATATTGCAGTATCAGGAATATAAGAATCTCCTATATCATCTCCAATATTTGCAAGTTTTCCAAAAAGTTCTGCTGTCTTAAATCGTTGGTCTAATTCCTTTAAATCTAAAGAACTAATATTAGAATCTCCTAAAATATAGGCTATTAAATCTAAAAATGTAGATTTACCGTTTTGAGTTCCTCCAATTAGAACAAAAGCTTTCCTAAGTTCATTTCTTCTAAAAAAGCAATAACCAATCATTTCTTCTAATAAGGCTCTTATTTCTTTATCTCCACAAGCTAATTTATTAAGGGTTTTATCCGTAAGTTCGTTATAAGCTTCAGAATCATAATTCCAATCAATTAAGTTAGTAATAATATAATCAGGACTAAATTCTAAAAGCTCGTTTGAAGTTATATCGAAAATTCCATTTTTAAAAGCAATTAAATTTTCATCGTGGCTTTCTTTAGATTCAGCAAGTAAATTTATATATTTTAAAGTCTCGCTTCTTCTTGCAGAACTAAGTCTTGGAATATGCTCAATCATTTTTTTCTCAATATAATCATCATTATTAAAATAAACTCCATTATGATAAACATGTAATTGATTGTTTAACTTAATTACATAATCATTTGCTATTAGAAATTTTGCAAAATCATCGAATAAAAAAGTCTTGTTATTAAAGAAAATTTCCTTTGAGAAGGCTTCATCTCTTAAAATAGTTTCTAATTCATCTACAGTTAGAGGTTCTTTTAAAATATAATCGTTAATTAACCTTATAACTTCTCTTGCTTCTTCTTTATTAAATCCATTAGTTTGTAAAGGCAAAATATAACCAAATAGAGATTGATTTCTACCTTCTCCAGCTCCGAGATTTAAAAAATCCATGTTTGAATTTATTGGAATTAACCACTTTGGAAGTTCATCTAAACTTTCAGGATTTTCTAAAATTTTTCTTTCAAGTCCGTCATTTTTTAAAACTCCATAGCAATTCGTAAATCCTGATTTAATATCAGCTTTTAAACCGATTGCTAAATTTGAGTGCGTAAAACATTTTTTAACTTCTGTATTTTTAAAATAAAAGTGTTTACCTCTTGAAGTTTCTAATATTAAACTTTTTATTTTTAAATCTTTAAGAATCTTATATAAAATATCAGCTTGTTCTTTATCGTCAATATCAATAAGAATGGTATTTTTTGCTAAAACTCCAGCATAACCATTTAAATTTTTAACTTCATTTAGATTTTTTAAATTTTTAACATTTTTAAAGGATTCTACGGCTTTTTTATCCTTAACTTCTATAAATCCTTTGAAAATGTTTATCATATTTGTAGGCCTCCCTTTTTCTTCTGTCATTTTCTTTATCCTTTAACTTTCTAAATTCTTTATATTGTTTACATTTTGAGTGGCAACCAACTTCTCTATAATCACATTTTTCACAAGGAACCTTAATCAAGCGACCACTCCAAAAAGTTGAAGTCTGTGTTTTGCTAAATTTATATACCAATTTTTGTCCAATTTTTTTGGAACTAGTTTATCATTCACATCTTCGTTATCTAAAAAACATCTTTCGGGTGAATCAGTTATTTTTCCATAAGCTCCTGTTCTTGCCGATTTTTGAAAAATTCCTCCATCATGAATAGATTTTGAAGCGAAAATCCTAACACATTTTTCATTTAGAATTTTGTTATCATAAAGAATATGCTCGAATTTATTAGTAATTTTTCTAATCATTTGAAATTCTTTTAACTTATTTTCAGACCAAATAGTTTCTTCTACTGGTATTTTTTTAACTAAATAATTAACTATTGCCTTATTAATAATTGGTAAATCATTATCTAAAGCATTTAATTGTTTAACAAATCCACCTTTTGTTTTGTAACCATCTTCTGAAATGAAAATATAATTATTTACATCTTTTTGGTAAATTTCCTTGAAAAAATCAAATTCAAGTTCCAGGTTTGTTCTTTTTTGCCACTCATCAGCAACTTCTTTTACTTTAGAAAAATCTTCATATTTTACCAAAATACCATCAGTATTTGATTGAATAATTTCACAATAAGGCTCTAAGTGTTCTATTAAATCAACTAGAAATAGTTGTCCGTGAATACAAACATTATTTGCCATTCTTGGGTCAAACAATCCATTATATTTATCTTTCATGGCTCCATAAGTTGAATTACATGTTAACTTATAAGCTTCACGTTCTGCTTTTCTACCTGCTGCTTTTAAGTCTAAATTCTTTTGGTAAACTTCTTTAAAGTTTTCTGGTTTAGGAACCGACCTTGAAAGTAAATCATATTCGATCATTAAACTTGGATATAAGCTTGTAACGTCCATTAAAACGAAATTTCCAACTCCGTGATATTTATCAATTGCTCCATGGATTCCTCCATAACCTAAAACGTGAGGTACATTTGCAATATTAATATCAAGTTGATTTTTTTCTTTTAAAGTTTTTCCCGATTTTCCCTCTACGTTTTTTGTATAACATAAATTTTCTGGGTTTAAATACCAATCAATACATTCTTTATATTTTTTAATTTTTAGATTTTTGGGAATTATTAAATCAAATTCATCATCATAATCTTTTTTTCGAGCCTTTAAAATCATAGTTGATAATTGAGTTTTAGTTTTATTTAATAAACTTAAATCTAAAACTCCATTATTTGCTATAGTTGCTAAATCTAAGTGACTACTAAAAGACTTTTTTCTTTTTAGAAAAACTTCCATTGTTTGTTCAACGTCCCAAGTACAATATTCAATAGTCTCTTGAATCTCATCTTCGGTTAATTTTCTTTTAATATCAAAAGGAACCGATGATTCTTTAATGTTATTTCCCATAAAACCTTCAATCGTTTTAAGGCTTGGGTCATTTCTTTCTTTTAAGTCGTAATTATAAAAGGTTACTTTTCTAAATTCAGGTGAAATTTCCCAACCTTTTTTATTATTAATAATTATTTCATCATTAATAATTTTTGGATTCATTCCAAGTAAAATCCCTTTTAAAATGTATTGGTCATAATGTTTTGAGTTCCAACCAATGAAAATCTCATTTTTATTTTTGGTACAAAATTTTTCTAACTCCTCAGGATTGTTTACTATAATTTTCTTTTCCTTTTCGATCGGATTTATAAAAACTACAAGCCAATCATATTGAAAAACTTCGAAGTCATAAAAAATCATATTTACCTCCTTTATAGAGGGCATCAATTAATACCCTCTATGTTATTAATTATAACCTTTTAGACCTCAAAAATATCTAGAACTTCAAAAGTAGAAAATCCTTTCTTTTCGCCGTATCTAATAGCATATTCAAATTTTCCATCGATTTCTTCGTAAATATCCATGATTAAATTTGCGTATTGGCTATAAGTTTCAAATTCAATATTTTTATTAGGGTATAGAGCTCTTAAAATTTTATTAGCAAGGCCAATTTGGAAAGGTTGATTTATAACTTGGTTCATAAATAGTAAATTATTATTATAATCACCTGCTATAATTCTAAACCAAATACTGACCATTGGATTTCCACTTTTAGAAATTTTAAGTTCCATGTTATCTACTTTAACTTCATAATCCCCAAGAGGTACTTCTGCATATTCAGAATTCTCTGCATCTTCGATTTGTTTTTGTATATCTTTATCAATTTCTTTATCAAATTTTTCCCAAATGTTACTCATATTAATTCCTCCATAATCGCTATTAAATCTTCTAATTTTTTTGTATCTACTTCATTATTATTTACATATTGTTCCATTTTACCTAAAACATTATCTTCAAGATATTTTTCATTTATATAATCACAAACAAGTTCTGCAAGTTCTTCTTCGTGTTCAGTCATATAATAGTTAGTAAAACAATCTTTTAAATAATCATTTGCATTTGTAAAACCTTGTCTATTTTTTATTGTTAAATAATAAGCTGCGGTTTTTTCTAAAAATTTTTCTAATTTCATTTGTAAACCTCCTCAAATTTTTCATAATCTAGTTCAATTTCTTTGGTTCTAAGTTTTAAACGACCTCCACCAAAAACTACTTCATCAGCCTTAAAAGATAAAATTCTTTGTTTTTCATCAACATAAACTCTTGCCACTATATCAACCATTCCAGCAATTTTATTTGCCACCTTATCATTTAAATTAGGTTTAATTGTCGTTACCTTATCTCCGGTTCTTTTAGTAATATCCTTTGAAGAATCTTCATGCGAAATTAAAATAATATTTTCATAATCTAGATTCATAAGTCTTTTAATAGTGGATAAAAATTCAATCCTAACTTTGTCCCAAGCTCTAAAAGAATCATCTGATTCGTGAGTAATTCCAAGTTGGTCATACATATACAACCTGCAATATTCGTACAAGTCTTCTAAAAGGTCAACTATAATAGTTTTAAATGAATTTTCCTTTTTTTCTAGTTCATCTACTGCTTCCTTAAAAACTTGCCAAGCAAATTTTCTATGCGTTAATCTTCCCGTTACAGAAACCTCATCTCTAATTGGAATAAACGGCGCATCTACAAACTTAATATTTCCATCAGTATTTAGCATCAATGGATCAGGAAATTTATTAGCAAATGTAGTTTTTCCACTGAATGGCTTTCCATATAACCAAATAGTTTTTTTAGTAACTTCGTTTAAGTCCCTTCTCTTATTTTCTGGCAAAATCATTAAATCATCTCCTTTGTAACAATAATTTTTATATTCACAAAAATCGCAAAACTTATTGGGATTTCTGGGAAAATCTTTTGGTAAAGTTTTTGTAATTTCCATAAATTCCTTAACTTTTTCTGGATTATATGGAACCTCAACTTTTTTTATCTCAAGCTCTTTTAAGGTGTCTCTTAACCTATTTCTAAATTGTTCTAGAGTTTCAGACTTTTTTTGTCTTATAAAAGTTTTCGGAAAAAATAAGTAATATAATTTGTTTATTTTTTTACCAGTTATTTTTTCATAAAAATATTTGTAAACATGTAATTGGCCTGAATCTAAATAATTATCAATGTTATTTGAATATTTAAAATCATATAAATTATTATCTAAATCCATAAAATCTATATAACCTTTATAAAAACTATTTTCTATAAGAATTTCATGTTCTCCAATTGGTAAATTTAATTTAGTAGTTAAATATTCAATTTTAATTAATTCATTTTCAATTGAATCATTTGTTATATAAAAATTTTTATAAAGTTCTTTTTTAGCAATTTCAAAATTAGTTTCTATTGATTTATGAAGGCAAGTTCCAAGATATAGAGGATTATTAAAATCCTGATTTGGAATGGTTTCTAGTTTGTCAATATATCTTAATTTAAATTTATAAGGACATTGTTTTAAAAGTTCAGCTCTAGAGTAAGACCATTTCATCCTAAACTTCTCTTGATTTCGTTCCAATCAAGAACTCCACCTAATAAAACACTTCTTAATTTTTCAAATTCTTCTGATAAACCAATAAAACCGCCATCTAATTCTCCATGTAAATTAAAATAGCAATCTTTTTCAGATTCAGAAGAATTTAAATTATTAAAAATCCAATCCGAATCTTCTAAAGTTGACAAGCCATTAATCACATCTTCAAAAGCTTTTAAAATATGTTTAACTTCGTCTACATTGTCTTCATCTACATTTGACCATTCAGCCCATAATAAATTATTCATTATTTAACCTCCTTATTAGTTCTTTTAATCGATCAAAATCTTTTGGATAAACAACCATTGCCATACCACCTGCTTTTTTAATTTGTTCAATATTATATTTTTGTAGGTCTGAAACTATACCATTATCGGCTTTAATTTCTAAACCTAAAAAATAACCATTACAACAAACCAACAAATCAGGAACTCCGGATTCAGTAAAGTAACCTCCTCCCCAGTATTTTATAAAATAGCAATTATTATCCTTTAAAAAACCTTTTATTTTATTTTCAAAGGTTTTTTCTTTCATTTAATTTTTACCTTTACATAAGCTTTTCTTGAAACTTCTTTTGGATAAACATCTAAAAGCTCATTATATAATTCAGGTTCTTTATTTTTAACTTTAGTCATATCTAGAGTTTTATAAGAACTTTCTGGAATAATAGAAACCTTTATGTGGTCATCTTCTAATTCTAAATTATCAACGTTATTTAATATTTCTTCGTTAATAGCTTTTAATTCAGCCTCAATTTCTTTTTTCTTTATCGTTAATTCATATAATCTTTCTAGCATTTTTAAATTTAATCCTCCTTGATATTATTAAAACCAATGTTGGAATTAATAAACAAAATATATAAGCAAAAGAACTTAAAATTATTTTGTTATTATTTAAAATTAATGTGAATACATAAGGTATTAAACCTATAGTTAAACCTAAAGTAAACCAATTAAGATATATCTTTTTTAAATAGTTCATTTGTATAATTTCTCCTTTGTTTTAAATTTTCATAAATTTTTTCTTCTATTGAATTTTTTGTAATTAATAAATAATAGAAACAATGTTTATCTTGACCAACTCTATGAATTCTCTTTTTTGATTGTTCAAATAATTCACTTGATTCAGTTGGGCTAAAATATATAATTTTATTAGCTTTTTGAAGATTTAATCCCATAGCTCCAGCCTGGTATTGGATAAAAGTTATCGAATCCTCATAATTTTCATAAGCTTCCAAATCTTCAATATCTCCATTTACATAAGAAATATGGTCTCTTGAACAATGTTCTTTTAATAAATTTAATTCTTCTTTAAAGTTATAGAAAACTATTAACCGATCGTTTGTAGAATCCACTAAATCCTTAAAAGCATCAAGTTTATTTTTATTAAATAATCCGGCCATCATTCTAAGATATAATCTAAAAGTTAGAATCCTACTTCCAATAAAATCTTTATTATTTATAGAAATAATTTTAGATTTCTTAAATTTTTTATATTCCGGATTTAACTCGCACGAAATATTAATAAAATTTTGGTCTGGTAAATTTAAAACTTCTTCAGTTTTTAAAAATACGGCTCCATTATCTCTAAATTTTTGCTTTAACCGATCGACGTTTTTATAACCATCTACAATTTTTATTGGTAAACCTTCAACTTGAATTTCTTTAAATTTTATAAATTGTTTCGCATAAACTCTTTTTGAAATGTTCCAACCTATTAGTTGAGCTTGACTCCACAAGTTTTCATATTTTCCAGAAACTGGTGTACCTGATAATAAAATATTATTTTTAGATTTTAACTTTAAAATGAATTCGGTTCTTTTAGCTTTATCATTTTGAATTTGTGAAGATTCATCTAATAAAAGGGTAAAATCTTTTAACTTTAAAAGTTCTGGCCTTCTAAAAATCAAATCATAATTTATAATCCCAATTAAGTTTTGGTTATACTTTGGAAAATTTATAAATTGATCAAATTCTTGTTTATTAGTTAAATTAAAAATCACATTTCCAACTCCATAAAATTCGCAAAAATGGTGATACCAATCATTAATTTTTGATTTTTGACAAACTACTAAATTGATTTTTTCACCCAGTTGGATTAATTTTTCAGAACCGACAAAAGTTTTACCAAGTCCCATGGCTTGCTAATCCAAGTAATAAGCTACATTATTAAATATTTTTGTTTTGTCTAAAATCTTTTCTTGATATTCAAAAAGCTTAATACTTGACATTTTAATCAACTCCTTTCCAGTTAAATCCGTAAATAATACTAGTTATGGTTGAAGTTGCCACATTATATCCTTTAATTGGTTTCATCATTACTCCCTTCAATTTTTTTAATATAGTTAATAAACGCATCTTCAGAAATTTTTATTCTTCCTAAACCTTTAATTGCTGGAAGTTCACCCGAATTAATTAATTCATAAACGGCGTTTTTATTTACTTTTAAAATTTCTGCAATTTCTGCTACTGTATAAAGCTTCATTAATTAATCACCTCCTTTCTCATATGTTATAAATAATAACCTTTAGAATAAATAAGTATTCACTTGGTTAGTCAAATCTTCAACACAATTCATAAATTCTTGGTTGTCTTCATTTTCCCAGTCATAGGAATCATCTTGTACATCATAATCAAACGCACTGCTGAAACTCATGTCTGCTTTATTGATGCCATCTATGATTTCAGTTCCATTTAAGTGGATCCAATAAGTGTATTGTCCGTTGTCAAATTCTAAACTTTCGTTTTCTTGAAGGGCGGCCATGATTTCGTTTAAAGTTTTTTTCATTTTTTTAATCTCCTTTGTGTTAAATATTTAATTTTGCTTTTACGTCATACATCTTATGATTTAATTCCAAAGTTTTTTCAAGTGAAACTCCGCTTGTCATTTTATTCAGAATTATTGATAACGTGTTATAATTACATAATCTTTCCATATCTTCAACATAAATTCCAATTTCATCTTTTTTAATATTTTTATCAAGTTTTAGTAGTCTTTCATCATTTAATCCATTGTTTCTTAGTGAATCATAATTTTTCATTTTGTTTAAATAATGTTTGTTTTTCATTTTTAATCTCCTTTGTGTTATAAATAATAACCTAGAGGGTGGCCTCATTGCCACCTCTCTTTAATCTATATATATTATACTTTATTTTTTCTAACTTGTACATAGTTTTTTGTTATTTTTTATAACTTTTTGCATAAATTTTTACAGGGCTTTCGCATATTTTGATTCATCATTAATATTATTTTTTATCATTTGCACATCATCCACATTGAGAGATTTAATTAAACTCATCTTTAAGATTTCCTTTATCTCAAATAAACCTTCTAATTTTTTGATTCTCTCGATTGTCCTATAAGAACAAATACAGTAAATTCCCGCATCCTCTGTAGTGCTTCTAAAAGCTCGAATAAAATGAAGCAACTCTTCATCTCCTTGAGCAAGATATTCTTCAATGCGTGGACTATAATCAATATGCACTAAAGCGAACCTGTCCAATGAAGCTTCATCTAGTTGGAACCTTCCTACATATTCATTGGTGGCACCGGTTCCCATAGTGTTTCCAGCTGCAATCACTCTAAAATCTTCATGGGCTTCGATTTTGCCATTTGGAAAATCAAAATACTTATTTGCTAAAGCTGCATTTAAGATAATTAAAACTTCTGGAATTGAAGCATCCATTTCATCTAAGAAGAATAATCCCCCATCTTTAAAAGCTTTATAAAATTGAGTTTCTTGATAATTTCCATTAGCATCTATAAAACCAGTTAATTTATATTCTTGAGTAACTGCATTTGTGAAATAAAATTCTAGTCCTAAGCTATCAGCAACTTGTTTACAAATTACGTTTTTACCAGTACCAGCTGGACCTTCCAAATAAACTGGTATATCAAGATTTACTAGATTTAAAACATCTTCGAATTTTTCATGAGTTACACCTTCGCCTTTAAAAGTTGCTTTTGGTGTTTTAACTTCGAACTTTTGAGGAAGAGTTCCATAAGTTTCTTTTATATGTTCATCAAGCATTGGTTTTGCGATTTCCAAAACTTTATCAGTGGATTGTTCCGCTAAAACCCTGAGCATCATATCCTCAAGAGCAACTCCTAAATTCCTTTCAGGTCTCTTTGGATTTAAAGTAAATGTTAATCGATCGAACTCAATTTCAGCTTCATCTTTTAAATCTAAAAATTCTCCTCTTAAGTTTGTATATAAATATTTGTCTTCGTGACCAGGACTTATACATTTAAAAGATTCAGTAGTTTCATAAGTTCCGTTTTGGTAAATTACATAAAATATTTTTCTTGATTTAATAATATCTTCTGTTTTTGCAACAACTTGAATTTTTTCTCCGGTAGCTAATATGTTCATAAAAATCTCCTTTTTTGTTATTTTTTATAACATTTTTAATATTATTTTTCCCAATCATAATTTGGTTTGCAACCAGCATATTTAAAATTTTCGGCTTCTTCTACTGCTTCTTGTAAATCTTTTATAAATTGTTTAGCTTCTTCTATTGATACAGTTCCTTTAGCTGACCAGTTGATTCCTAGATTAACTCTAAAATCTAGTTCGTCTTTATTATTTAATGTGTGAATTTCAACACCATTTTTATTTGTTTTTTCTTGAATTCTGTTTATTTCTTTCGCCATTAATCTACTATCAATTTTCTTTGTCATTTTTTTATTTTCTCCTTTGTTTTATTTGTTATATATATTATACTTTATTTTTTCTAACTTGTACATAGTTTTTTGTTATTTTTTATAACTTTTTGTATCTTTTTTTGAGAATTTCAATAGTGGGGATTGAAGTTATTTTGTCTTTCGTAACCAAATCATTTGACAAATCAATTTTTAAATCAATATTTTTTAAAAGTTCTTCGGGAATTTTAAATTCTTTATTTCCAGAAGCAGAAATCAAAATATCAGGTCTAGTTTTTAAAATTTCAAAAGTTATAACGCATTTTGAATTTAAATTAATTACATTAGCTCCCCTATCAATTAATTCTTTTGCAAGAGGTTTTCCAAAAATTTCGGACTGATTAATAATTACAAGAGTTTTAGATTGTAAATTGATCGGCAAAACACTTAAAATAGATTCGGCTGTTATGGTTAATTTTTTTGTATAACTTCCTTCAATATCTTTCTCAGGATAAACTGCAAAAAAATCTTTCATTTGGGATTTAAATTTTTCATCGATCGGTTCTAATACTAAAATACTTTTATAATTTTTTAAAGTTGTAGATTCCCTAAAATCTACAACTTTTACATCTTCTATTTCTTTCATAATTAAATTTAAATATTGGTTTCTATATTTATCATTAACTTCTTTATCAATAATAACTAACATATTTCCTCCTTAAACATTACCTATCCAAACTAAAATTCCATTTTTTAATCTTCTCATTTTTCTAAATAAATAATTTATTTGTTCTTCTGTTAAATCTCCATTTTGATTCATAAAAAAACAATCTCCACAAACAATTAAGTTATTATTTAAAAATAAAGTTGGTTCTGATCCATTTAATAAGAATTCATCATTTACTACTAAATCAATTTTATCATTAATTTCTATTATATCTATAAGACCTCCAACTTCTTCCTGGGAAGCTTTTAAACTCTCAGGAATATTTTTAATCTCTAATAATCCGCCTTCTAAAACTTTTAAAACTTTCATTATAAATCTCCTTTAAAACTTATTTTATAATCTTGGTATTTAAAGCTCTCGATTGCTTCAATTACCATTTGTTATTATTTATAACTTCTAGATATAAAAAAAGAACTTTTTTCACATTCTTTTAATAAATCTACTTATAATTTGTTCTTCATTTAAATTTTCAATGTCAGTAAGTCCGAAGATTATTTTCTTTGTTTCGGGATAATTTGTAGTTGTTCTTCCATAACCGCCAGTCCATAGAGGATTGGTTAATTCAGGCGTAGTTTCTAACCATTTAAAACCAAACCTTCTTAGCATTGACGGATGAGCGATCGGAAAACATATTTTTTGAAGATTTAATTTTTCTTTAAAATTCTTTAAAGTTACAGTTGCAAGAGTAACTTCATTTCCACATTCTGAGCATTTTAACGCAACCTTTAAACTAACTCTAATGTTATTTTTTTCGAGTGAATTTATAACGTTTAAAACTTTAATTCCATTATCTATAAATTCTTGTGGTTCTGTGAAAGCAGCACCAACCGGGCAATATACCAAATCGACTGTATTTATTTTTCTTGGAATTCTTTTAGCATAAATCATAGACTTTGGAAGATTCATCATGGCGTTAGGTACATTTGGAATATATCCAAAAACATTATTTTCAGGAACTATTTTTGAATTTTCCGAAGCATCAAATTTTATACCAGCTTTAATTTTATCTAAGATTTCAATATATCCATTTGTTATTAATTCTTCAGCTTCTTCATAGGAATTAGTCCCGTACCAGTCGGGACTATCCTTTTTTTGTGAACTAAATTCATCTATCATTACATTATTATTTTTTCTTTCATTTAAAATTTTTAGCATCTCTTGAATTGAGTTAAAATTCTCTCTTATTATTTTCATTATAAATTTCCTTTAAGTTAGAAATAATAACCTTTTAAATAAAATGTTTAATAACTGTATTTACCAGCTCATCGCGTTCTTCAATAGATAACATCTCCTCATAACCAGGTGCGTCTGTACATATTTCCTTTTTATTTACATAAGCATATAGCACTGGGTCCTCATCTATAAAAACATTTAATGTTCCTTTATAGACGTGAGCGTTATATCCTAATTTTTCTAAATCTTTAATTAAATCTTTTTCAAACTTATTCATTCTATCAATCTCCTTTGTTTTATTTGTTATATATTATACTTTATTTTTTCTAACTTATATATAGTTTTTTGTTATTTTTTTATAACTTTTTGAAACATCATCCAGAACGCGTTCTATGGGCTTTTTATTTCTTATTAGTGCTATTCATCATCATTATTTCTTGTTAAATTGATATAAATTATAATATTTAGTCTTTCTTCTAAAGTTAGGCTCTCAATACTTAAAATCTTCTTCGCTTCTTCAATAAATTCTTGATTAACTGTAGGCAT